TAAATGCAGCATTTGATGACTTTAGAGGACAGATTGGAGAAACAACTAGTGGAGCTGTAGGTTTCCTAAATGCATTGGGGGACATAAGTGCAGCAGCTGGTGATTTCAAATATGAATTAGACCAATTTGGTGTAGTCGTAACATTCCCATTTGACCCCGATAAAGTTAGAACGAATGCTCAACAAACTTTAGCGACAATAAAACAAAACTTATTTGCCCCAACTGTAAAGTTCCTATTAGAACAAAAACAAAAGAACCTTACATTCTTGGCAACAGTTGCTAAACCTGAAGATGTTGCAAACATCAAAGGTCAATTAGACAAGGTTAAAGAAGTTATAGCTAACTTCAACAAGACAGGTAAACTTGATTTTGGTGTGATAAAACTTGAGGAGGTTAATGCTCAAGTTGATAAGACGATTGATGGTTTCACAAAGTTATTATCATCCATAGTAACAGCAGAACAAGAGGTATTCAGAATCAATATTGAAGTTGCAAAGTTAAGTAATGAATTACAACAAAATCAAACTGAACTATCCCAAGCGATAGGTGGAGCAATCCTTCAGAACATAGATGCAATATCCAATTTGTTGTTAGGTGCAAGAACCAAAGAACAAAAGATAGAGAAAGATTTTATTGATAAAATCAAGAAGGATAGAGATGGTCTTGAGAAGTTCAAGAAAGACCTAATAGCTAAAGGAATAAATGTTGAGAAAGCAAGTTATGAGGACTTACTTGCGGCTTATATTGAGTTCAAGAAAAAAGAAGTTGATGTAACGAAACAAGCAGAGAAAGATAAACAAGATGCTCAACAAGAAACTTACAATAAGATATTGAGAGGTATAGAATTGTTCTCAACAACTATATCACAGATATCAGGTCTTTCAAGAGAGAGAATACAAACAGATTTAGAATTGTTAAGTGTTGCACAACAGACAGCTTTGAATGAAGTTGTTGGAGACACAGAGACAGCAAATAAAAAGAGATTAGAGATACAAGCTGAATACGAACAAAAAAGAAAAGAGATTGAAAAGAAAGGTAGAATAGATAGTTTGAGATTTTCTTTGGTTCAATCAATTGCAAATACGGCTCAAGCTGTAGTTAAATCATTAGCAGAACTTGGGCCTATATTGGGGCCTATTTTAGCTGGTGTAAATTCAGCAATTGGTGTAGCTCAAATCGCAATTATCCAAGACCAAATATCGGCAGCACAAGCTTTCCGAAGAGGTGGATTGACTAGAGCTCAAGGTGGATTATTAACAGGCCCATCACACGAACTTGGTGGTATACCAATCCCAAGTATGGGAATAGTTGCTGAAGGTAATGAGAGTATTATAAACAGACAATCAACCGTACAATATCAAGATTTGTTATCAGCAGTCAATATGTCTGGCGGTGGAAGACCTTTAGTTTATAATAATTTTGACGATAGTAGGATTGTGGAAGCTTTAGCTAAACAGAACGCTAAACCGATTAGAGCTTATGTTCTTGGTTCTGATATTACCAACGAACAAGCTATAAATCAGAGATTAGAAGACCTATCTAAATTTTAACATATGGCATTAAGAGTTATACATCTTGATATAGATGAAAGTTTGAGCGGAGATACAAGGGTTGAAGAAATTGCTTTGGTATTACAACCAGCAATTGAAACAGAGTTTGTTTACTTCAATAAACAAGATTTCCAAGAAACATATACAGATTATCCTAAAGGTATTGTTGATGTTGCAAAACGAGCAAAAGCTTGGGTTGAAGAAAATGGTTATGGTTCTTGTATGACCCCTGTGGGAAAGGCAAGATTAAACCAACTTGCTAACGCTGAACCTATTTCGTTAGAAACAGTTAAGCGTATGTATGCTTATCTAACAAGACATAAGAAGGATTTAGAAACTTCAAAAGAATATGGTGATGGTTGTGGAAAACTTGCATACGATGCTTGGGGTGGAGAACCAGCTTTATCTTGGTCTCAAAGAATAGTAGAACAAGAACAAGAAATGGGTTATGATACATCAGCATTAGAACCATATATTTCAACTACAGGAACGACTGAAATGCAAGATTTGGAAGACGCTTGTTGGGAAGGATACGAACCTATCGGAACAAAGATGTTAGATGGTAGAGAAGTCCCTAATTGTGTTTCAAAGAAAGAAAAATTATATGAAGATTGTGGATGTGGTTGTGATGATTGTGCAGATGTAGACCCTGATAGAATTGATAAGAATGGTGATTATGAAGATGGTTTATATTTCCAAGTAAATTATATTGATGGGAAACCAGTATTTGATAATATCCAAGAAGCTGAAGCTTATGCTGAAGTTATTGGTTGTTCTGGTTCTCACGAACATACAATAGATGGTGAGACATATTATATGCCTTGTGATATTCATTCAGTAATGATTGATAAATTACTTGAAGATAAGGGTGTTGAGTTAGAAGACCTTTTAGCGTCAGGTTATACCATAGTTGATGTGAATTATGCGGAGCCATCAGAGATAAGAAAGGAATTACAAGAGAAATTCAGTAAAAATACTTATGAAGAGTTCTATAGGATTATTTCAAATCCAAGTGAGTTCTCAAGATTAGACATAGGAAACAGAACGAGAAGATTTGTTTATATGGCTGGTTTCGGGCCTGATTTGATTGGCACCTCAAGACAATTTTGTAAGAGAATGTTAGGTGGAAGACAATTTGTTTTCAGGATTGAAGATATTGAAATGATTAACGCTGAAATAACAGCAGAAGATAGAGATTACAAAATCATTCCAAGACCAAAGGGAACAGACCCTGATATCTTTGCGTATAAGGGTGGAGCAAATTGTAGACATTACTGGATGGAAGTTATATTGCAACCAGCAAGTCCATACGCAAATGCACCCGTTGCTACTAACAATAAAAGAAAGATGATTGAAGAAGCTGCAATTACCCTACCAGCTGATAACTTGGCAGGACAAGTAAACCCACCGGTGGATTATGGTTCAAGAAGTCCAGAGTCAGTTGGATTTAGAAAAGCGGCAACTCAAGCAATTGTTGTAGATGTTGATGATACTTTGATTAGAGGTTCTAAACCTATACAGAAGACCATAGATTATGTTAATAAAAAGTGGAGTGATTATAGAATCATCATCATAAGTGGTAGACAGAAAAGTAGAACAGAAGAAACAAAGAGAGAGTTAGATAGGTTGGGTGTTAAATGGGATGAAATCCACTTAAGTGATTTCCCTGTTGGGCCTAATGCATCTAATGCTTTCAAAGAATATAAAGCGAAGTTATTACTCAAAGACAATATTGATATTGTTGAAGCTATTGAAAATGATGCTGAAGCAAGAAGATTGTATAATAAGTTGGGTATAAACTCCAAGTCCCCTGTATCGTTAAAGATGATACCATCAGGATTTTTGCAAGGTTTAGCAATATTTGAAAATCAATCAGATGCTGAACTATGGAGTACAGATATGGGTTGTGGTGGAATAACTGAACCTGTAGATTATATGGGTAAAAAAATGTTCCAAGCTTGTTCTTACAATTTGAAGAAGAAAAAGTTTAGTCAACAATTTAGTATTGATGATGAAAAGAGAATGTTGTATTCGCCAGCTATGAAACCTGGTATCTTAATCCCAAGAATTGATGAGATTACACAAGAGAAGTATTTTGTAACCTTCAGTCCCGAAACAATAGAAAAGATGGCTCAAAGGTTCTTAATTGAAAAAAGAACTGATAAAACAAACTATGAGCATTCAGATAAGAAGTTTGATGGTGTATATTTAGTAGAGAGTTGGATTGTTAATGGAGACCAAGATAAAGCATACACATTAGGATATTCAAAAGATGAAATACCTAAAGGAACTTGGTTTGTTGGTTATAGGATTGATAATGATGAAGTGTGGGGTATGATTAAAAAAGGAAAAGTCAAAGGATTATCTATTGAAGGTAATTTTGAATATAAGCTTTCTGCCATAGATACCGATGAGTATTTATTGAAAGAAATAATAAACATAATCAATAAAATTGATGAATAAAATGAACGCAACACAAGCGATTGAAAAGATTGTTAATCTGCTTGGTTTGAAATTCCAAAAGGAGAACTTCTACAAAACTCAATTAGTAGATGGCGAAACTGAAGTAACCAACAATTATGATGGTGAGTTTCAAGTAGGTCAGAGCTTATATGTAGTTAAAGAAAGCACCCTTGTTCCAGCACCTGAAGGTTCACACGAAACTCGTGAAGGTCTAGTTCTAACTGTTGACGCTGAAAGCACAATCGTAAAGATTGAAAGCAAAATAGACGAAGCAGTTGAAGAGGTCGTAGAAGACCAAGAAGAATTAGAAAATTCTAAAGAAGAGGTTAAGATGGTTGAAGCTAAAGATGCTCAAGGAAATCTTTTGGAAAGCAACACTTTTGATGTGGGCGAAGATGTATCTGTTATCGGTGAAGATGGTAGTAAAACACCAGCTCCTGATGGAGAACATCAAGTAGTTCTAAAAGATAGTGAAGGAAACGAAGTAAAGATTCGTATTCAAACCAAAGATGGCAAGATAGTTCAGCGTGAGAATGTGGAAGAAATGAGTTCTGAAGAACCTGTTTCTAAACAAACTGAAACTGAATTTTCCCAACAATTATTTTCTATTAAAGAAGGAATTGAAACATTACTTGATGTAGTCAATTCTATGAACGGTAAGTTCAAAACTGAAATATCCTCTTTGAGAGAAGATATGGATAATTTCAAAAAACAACCAGAAAGAAAAGCTGTAGAACAAAAAAAGTTCTTCAAAGAAAGTTTTGAGGACTATAGAATATCTTTACTGAAAGAATTAAAAAATAAAAATTAAAAACAAAAAAACAGAAAATGAAAAACAAATTAAAGTTTTCATATGACCTCAATAACCTTTCTGTTTGGGTTGACGAAAATGCAACTGATATGCTTATCAAGAGTATTCTTGGTGAAGTATTACCGAAGTATGCAACTATCAGACCTAACATTAAAGGTACACAGAAGGTTGGGTTTATGACTAATGATGTTATATTCCAAGATGGTTCTTGTGGATTCAATGCGAGTGGAGACACAACTATAGACCAGGTTACTATCGCAACTTGTAATAAAAAAGTTAACCAGTCAGTTTGTCCTTACGACTTATATGACTATTTCCTTTCTCAAAGATTATCTAACTCTAACTTCCAAGAGTCAGTCCCGTTTGAAGAGTTACTTATCCAAGATATCTCTAACAGAATTGCTAACGAAGTAGAAAAGCAACTTTGGAGAAACAACACAGGAACAGGTGCAACTGCATACGATAATGCTTGTTTTGACGGAGCAATCCAACTTATTACTTCAGGTAATGGTGCAACTCAAGTTACTTATTCTGCAGCTACAGCAACTAATGGTATTGATGTATTCTCAAAATACTATGAGTCAATCCCATCAAATGTTCTTCACAGAAATGACCTTGTAGCTTTCTGTTCTTACTCTGATTACAGAGGTCTTGTTGCTTCTTTGAGAAGAAGCTCTTATGTAAACTTGTTTGACTTTAATGATGCTTCTGCAGCTCAAGGTCAAGATTGGTCTTTGGTTTTACCAGCGACTAACTTAAGAGTTATCCCTACTCAAGGTCTTGACGGACAAAGCAAAGTTTATGTAGGCCCATCATCTTACTATATGGTAGGTATGAACGCTACAGAAAACGGCGGTATTGAATTGAAAGCAATCTATGACCCATACGAAGATATCGTTAAAATGATGGCTAGAATGGTATATGGTCTTGGAGTATTCTCTGTAGATTCATTCGTAGTTGCAAAATAATAAACCCAAAAAACATAAATAATAAAAAATGAGTTGTTTTATATCAGACGGTTACACTCTTGATTGTAGGAACGCTTCTATTGGTGGTTTGAAAGCCCTTTGGATTTTGGGTGATAGTGGAAACACTATTTCAACATACACAGTAGATGGTACAGACCAGATTACATCAGTAACAGGAACTGGAACTCTCTATAAGTTTGAATTGGTTAAACAATCTTCAAGCTTTACAGAAGAAATCCAGGTTAATGATGTTGCACAATCTGTAACATTCGCTCCTTCAGTTCAGGTTTCATTACCGAAGTTAGACCAAGCATTAAGAAATCTTTTCTTTGACTTGGTTAAGCAAAACGAACTTTTCGTTGTATTGCTTGATAATAATGAAAGATACTGGTTCGCTGGTATCGCTAATGGTCTTATTGTTTCTGCTGGCTCTATGCAGACAGGACAGAACTATAACGACCTTAATGGTATTTCCCTCACTCTTACTGGTGGCGAACCTAACGCGACTAGAGAGATTGAAGTTGCTACAGACCTTCAGGCTGTATTCAGCGGAATTACCGTACAGTCCTAATATTAAATGGCGGGGGATAGTTTGTCCCCTGCCTTTTTTTGCTTATCTTATAATATGCCTGTAGTTTACTACCGAACGAAGTGGTCGTCTTATCTTGGTGAACCAAGACCTATATTAGATAATTTTGTAATAATTCAACCTGTCCCTTGTGATTTGGTTGATTTTAATTTTACATTTGTTGAGATTTCAGCAACACCTACTCCTACCCAAACTTTAACGCCGACTGTTACTCCAACAATAACGCCGACGATGACTTTGACTGCGACATTAACGCAGACCCCAACTAATAGTCCGACTTCCACTAGTGCAAGTGTAACTCCTACAAGCACACCTACATCTACGCAAACTCCAACCAGTACCCCTACAAATACTCCAACAACGACTTCAAGTCAAGCTCCTGCGGTTACTCCAACGCAGACCCCAACGGCCACTTACAATCCTAACTGTAATGTATTCTCATTTGTTGGTAATCAATCAATATTTACCGCATATACAGGAACTTATTATTTACAGGACGATGGAGTAGGTCAATCAAAATATTTGTTATTAAGTTCAGCTACCTTTACTGTAATATGTGGATTGTATAATGGTAATGGTTATTCATTATGGTATGATTCAAATATTGGGTCAACTTGTATCTATAACTCTAATACCGGTAAGTTCATATTCACTAAACAGAATCTCAACGATTGTGGAGATAGTGTAGCTTCTTTAGTAACTACTAGCACAGACATCAATACAGGATTAACATATAACGGATTATATTATCCAGAGGAGAAGAATGTTGCAGGTTATTCATTAACTTATATCAATAACTGCCCTTCACAAACTCCTACATCTAGTCCAACACAAACCCCTACAACGACTGCTACACAAACGCAGACGCCAACCAATACTCCGACTAACACTCCAACTAGAACACCAACAAATACCCCAACAAACACACCAACTAATTCACAAACACCTACCAATACTCCAACTAATACCGCAACAAATACACCTACTATTTCGTTGAGTCCAACTAATACTCCAACGAATACAGCAACCAATACACCGACTAATACACAAACTTCTACTAATACGCCAACTATTACCCCAACTAATACTCAAACACCTACCAATACTCCAACTAATACAGCAACGAATACATCAACTCCGAGCGAAACACC